AGCTGGGGTAAGTCATAGATCTGGGGGGCACCTTGGGCTAATTGAATAGCAGCTTGATACTGCATGATCCGCTGAGCCATAGTGGCTGCGTTCGGATCGCTGACAGGAATAACTTCCGTTGTGTCGTAGTCGGCCTGTTTGGCCTTACGGTCACCGCTTTCCGGGTCATAGCTGTAAGACTTAGGAGCGTAGTCCCGAATAATGCCTCGGAGCAGTTTAAACTCCATCCGCATTGAGGCATGGACACGGGCTTGGACCGCGCTCATGGTCTTTAACGTGCGCTCAAGCAAAGCCAGAGTAGTCCCGACAGGAGCGTTAGAACTCATGTCGCTGATGTTCATATCGCTGATAGCACCGAGTCTGCGGCCTTCTTCAGTGATCTGGTTTAGTAAAGCTAGCAGAGTTTGGCTAGGTTCCTTATAGGGAAGCGGCATGATGTTGTCACGCACAGTTCCACTAGGAACGTCCACATCCCTAAACTCGCCCGGAGCAATAGGAGTGTCATCGCCTTTAATTCTCAAGCCACGGGCTTTTAAACCACCCGGAAGATTGCTTAGTGACCCGGCGTCTACTAATTGACGAATAAGAGAAGTGCCAGCCCTAGCATACCCCCCAATAAGGTGAATAAGGCCAAGACCATAAGCCCCAAAACCAGGGATATAAGTATATTGAACAAAGTGCTGTCGTTTGAGTCTTTGTTTGTCATCTTGATTCCAATTCCTGCGGATAGCCAATACCTCTTGGGTTCCACGCTCAATGGTAATAACGTAAGGCAATGCTATACCGTCTTCATCCTCATATCCCGGCATATCAAAGTCTGCGTGGATTTCAAGTAACTGATAACGGTCATCGTCAGTAAGGGAATACCCTTGCTCTTCTGCCTTCTTCTTTTCAACGTCAGAAAATATATGGACAGGGTCACCTAGATCAATATCCCTGTAAAACCCAGCGACTTGCAGTTTCCTAACTTCGTTTTCTGTCTTACGCATTACATGGGTAACACGTTCTGCGTTGTATATATTGCTTGCCCCGTAAGGCATAACCATGTCTTCAGCAGGAAGGAAAATGGCAGTCTGCCTTCCTTGGGCTGGGTCGTAGTAGACCTTCTTAAAGGCTGCCCCTGAGAGACCTAGGCTATACAGAAGCCGCTCATGTTCCGGGCGGTACTCCGTCATCACCTCCGTCAGTTGGTAGTTCATGTCATCTTTGACACGTTCCGCTGCTTCTTCCTTCAGTTTGTCCACCGCCCCGACAATTTGAGTCTTAACCGGGCCTTGAGCGGGGAAAGTCTCAGTGATCATCTCTGCCTGAAACCGTATTGCAGCTTCAGAAAGAAGGGTTGAAAAGACTCCACAAGCCCCATTCCAGGGCTCTGTACGCTCTTCATACTTCATTCCTAAGACATCCAACCCCTTAACAAAGGCATCAACCCAGTCTTTACGGCTGTTAATGTCGGTCTCTACAAGGTCAATAAGCTCAGAAGCAATGGACTGAAGCTCACTATCAGTCATTTCCTCGGCTAGGTTCTCGTCAAAGCCATCTTCTTCATCATCAATCTCAATCTCTACCCCGCCCATAGCAATACGGACTGACTCCGGGTCTTCAATCTCAATCTCAATGTCCGGCCCCTCATCCATTCCTGCGTCTGTGTTGTAGGGAACCATAGCCTTGTCAAAGTTCGTAGCCATCTTTAATCCTTAGTAGTATTCAACCCGTCGCCGGGGGAGATCGTAATCTTTCTCGTCAGATTCAATGGTGATAAAACCACCTTGCCTGAACCTGATCAATGCTTGACTAGAAGAGTCCACAAGGTCGTCATGGTCCCCATTTGGGAAGGACGCCATCTCTTCCATAACCTCATCTGCCCACCTTTTCTCCGGACACCACACAATTCCAGAGGCAAAAAGGTCAGAAATAGAGTTTACACGGGCTATCTTATCGTTTCCTTTGCCCGGTGTGTACTCCGATAAGGGGATTCCCATCTTCCTCATCTCGTAAATCAATGGTGCTCCTGCGGCTTTCTTCTCAACAATCAAGGTGTCAGGCTTCCATTCAATCCACATATCCAACGCAGCTTTTTTAAGCTCTGGGAACTCCATCCGCTCTTTAAACGCATTGAGCAAGATGATGTTCTGCTTTAAATTACCATGCTTATCCGGGTGGGAGAAGATTCCCCAAGTCGTACAAGCTGAAAAGTCAGACCTGTTGGACTTCTCAAAGGCCGTATCCCAGGACTGGATCACATAACTACAGTCAGGCGGGTCTTCATGGGGCCAGATCTGCCATTGATCCCTCTTAATGATCGCCCCTTCCTCAGAAGTGGGGTTCTGTTGGTACTGCGCTTCCCATTTAGACACCGGAAGCTCAGCTTTTAAAGCCTCAAGCTCAGTCTTACTCCAGAATCCAGGCCATAAAGGAGTCCCAGAAGGCAAAATGGCAGGAAATTCAATGATTTCCCAGTCATCTACCCCTGTCTTATCAGAAGATTTAAGGATTTGACCCGTCAAGTCACGCTTAGACCATCGGGTCATGACAATGATGATGGCTCCCCCAGGCTGAAGACGCTGTCTTGGGCCTGATGTGTACCACTCATACACGTTATCGAAGATAGCCGGGTTCCCCTGCTTGGCTTCTTGTTCACTGTGAGGGTCATCAATGATCAAAAGATCAGCCCCCTTACCCGTTACAGCCCCGCCAACACCGATAGCAAAGTAATCCCCTCCCTTGTCAGTGTTCCACCGTCCCGCCGCCTTCGAATCACTTGAAAGCTTGGTATCAAAGACCTTAGAGTACTGCTCTGACGAGACTAAGTTCCTGACTTTTCTTCCAAAACCCACTGCTAGCTCTGCTGTGTGGGCAGTCTGGATGATCTTCTTCTCAGGAAACTTCCCCAAAAACCAAGAAGGAAGTAAGAAAGACGCAAACTCCGACTTTGTGTGTCGGGGCGGCATATTGATGATTAGCCGCTTTAAATCCCCCGAAGCGACCCTCTCAAAAGCATCTGCCATGATCTGATGATGCTTCCCCGAGATAAAGATAGGCCACATCTGCTGAACAAAGAATAGATAGGACTCCCTACACCTCTCTACCCGATCCATCTCCATAAGAGCAAAGATCTTGTTCCTCTCAGCCTCCGGCACCTTGTCCACAACAGCCAAGTACCCGGCAATCTCTTTCTTTGTCAATAAACTCATAGGTTGACTATCTCATTGACAGACTTGTCCACCAACTTAATAGAGTAGTACTTCCTAGTCTTGGTCTCCAGATGACCATCCTTCTCTAACCTCATCACAATCCTGTGCATGTTCGCCCTAGATTTCATCTTCAACCCACTTGCCAAGACCGCATAGGAAGGCCCAATCCCATGGATCTTTGTGTAAGCCTTGATGAAATCCAAAACAATCTGCCATCTTGGACTCACTTGTCTTTTTCCTTCATCTTTGCCAAAGCCCTGTAGATCTCCTTACAAGCCTCTAGAGCCTTCCAAGACTCATCTAAGGCTTCGTCATACTTCCTACTACATGCAGCCCAATGTAGAGCCTTTAAAGCGTTCTCTGCCTTCATGGCCGGCATTGCGTAATCATCCATAAGATCCCCTTTAAACGAGCATAGCATACAAGTGTATGTACATACAAATGTTTCCTAAAAATATATGTAGGGGGGGGTGTTGGGGATGCGAACAGTTGGGGGGGGATATTTGGAAGAGTGGGGGGATATGTTTTGTAAGAGTGAATTAGAGCGTTACGTGTGGAGGGGCGACGGGCAGTCCATCGGGGCTCCCCTGGGGTGGGTACGGTCCCGTCATCCCCATTTCCCCCATCCCTCCGTCATCCTGCCACCCGTTTACACCATCACGCGCCGCACGCGTCACCCGTTTACATCAGCCCGTCTTGACCGCCTTGACGTTGTCCAGCAAGCGCAGATGACCGGATAGCTCACGCTTCAACTGATCCGCCGTGACTGTCTCTGGTGCTGCGACTGTTGACTGTATAAACGCACCGCTGGCTTTGCCTAGAAGCTCTAGGGCTTTCAATTTGCTGCCTTCCTGGTTAGCGTCCTTAGCCACCGCAACCAACTGCCGCATAACCCATAACCTAGTCGCCGCCAGATCGACCGCCAGCACTTCCGCCGTCTGTCCCCATGCCGCCTCTAGCATCGCCGCCACCTTGGGCCGCTTGCTCAACCTCCAGGCATTTGCGCTTACAGCCCCGTCGCTTGTCTTGTCATTGGGATACGCTTGCCGGTAAGCACTCCGGAGGCTTTGCCCGGCAATCACCCCTTCTGCGAACCTTAGTTGAGCTACGGGCATAGGCTTTAAACGGCTTGCTGCCGAACCCATTACATGTCCATCTGCCCGTCGACGCGGAGGTGCTGCCCCTTCTGCTAGCTGTTCCGCTTCGCTCTCTGCGTCATCATCTACACAATCAATATCTATGCCCCCATGGTCTGCGGCGTCCGCGCCGCCATCAATTGCGTCCAGCGCCGCCATGTAGTCCAAGCTTCCGGTCTTTGCCATGCGTTACCCCTTAACAGTTTAAACATCCAGCATACTGTGCCATAGTATGCTCTGTATCCATCATACCCTATCCGATCATAGTATGGAATAGGTCTTCTATAAGACCCGAACCTAGTCTTATATAAGACCTGACCAAGTTATCCACAGAGTCTTCTATAAGACTTTCCTGTGGATATCCTGTGGACAACTACTGTTTCACAATGTGAAAAATGCCCAGGAAGGGCCCTATCTATTTGCGCCGCTACCTAGCTACCTATCGGCCTAGACCCCCCTCCACGGCGATCCTGGTGCGTCCTAGCGCCTGTCGGTCTATACAGTAGGCCACCCTCAAAATGCCCTGGCATGATCCCTGCTACGCGTGCGCCCGCATCCTTCATCTAGTCCAGATGCCCCGTCTCGCAGCCCGCTGAGCCTGCCCTGTAGCTGCTAGTGCAACTCTGTTTCCACGGGCTAGCAATACCGTGCTATCCTTGGGCCTGGAATTTTCCAGTGTCTGTCTTATAGGTGCCCTGATGACCCTCCCAACTATCCACCTGTCCCGTGAGGACTGGCTTACTGCAGCAGTCGAAGAACTGCGCCCGTCCTTCGCCGCCAACGGCTCCCCCGTCCCCGCCGCGATCAGAGTGGCTTGCGGGTTCCCTTCCAACGCCCGCCGCTCAGGCGCAATCGGTGAGTGCTGGGCCAATACGGCCAGCGCCGACGGCACCATCGAGATATTGATTAGCCCGACCGTCGCCGACCCCGCCCAGGTTTTCGAGGTGCTGGTCCACGAACTGTGCCACAGCACAGCCGGGGCCATGAACCACGGCGCACCCTTCCAGCGCGTCGCCGCTGCAATGCACTTAGCACCGAGCAGCAACTCGAAACAAGCCTGGAAGGCCACCGGCCCCGCAGCCGGGTTCTATGACGCTTACAGCGCCATCATCTCAAGCCTCGGGGCATACCCCCACGCCGCGCTGTCGCTGGCCGAGAAACCCAAACAGGCAACCCGCATGCTCAAGGCCGCCTGCCCGACTTGCGGGTATACGGTCAGGCTTACCCAAAAGTGGGCTAGCTTGAGCCTGCCCATCTGCGGCACCGATGGCGAATCGTTCATCCTCGAAACCGGAGAAACAGCATGAGCCGCCACATCCCACTCATCTTAGCCATGGGCGGCACTGCCGCCGTTGTTGGCGCAGCGCAGAATTTATTGGGCCGAGGGACCCTGTCGAAGCTGGAAGCCGCCACAGCCCTGGCTGAAAGCGTTGACCAGGGCCGCATGACGCTGGGCACGGTTCGCCAGACTGTCGCCCTTGCGGCGCATGTGACCCCTGGATCAATGCAACCCTACATCCCAGACTTGACCAACCCCCAGCCAGCACCGAAGAGCCCCGATATAGGCGCAGCACTGAACGCTAGCGCTCATATAGCTGTCGCCCTCCGGGCAGAGACCCTGGCGCTCCAGTCCGCTCAGGAAATTGTCGGCCTGCAATCGACGCTGCGACAGCTTGACGGCAACGCCCGCACTGTCGCCGACACCGCAGCCCGAGCCAACGCCGCAGCAGAGCACGCCGCCCAGGAATTGGGGGCGCTGTCGCTGCGGCTCACCAACCGTTTAAATGCAGCAGAGCGAGCAAGCGAGCGGGCAACTGACGCAGCCGCAGCCGCCCGGGTTGCCGCGTCGGAGGCTATCAACGACGCCAAAAAAATAACCATCGACCCCGCCGAAGTCGCCCAGGCTGTCGCCGCCGCTGTCGCCACCGCGTTTAAACCGTTCCACGACCGCGTCACAGAGACCAGTACTCAGGTGGCTGTCGGTGCGATGGTCCAGGCGACTGTGGTCGGCCGTTTCCCATGCCTGCAGATTTTCGGGGTTGACCTGCTGGACCGTGCAGGCCAGCCGGTGATGGTCGATATATGGGACCACGCCGACGCCCCGACAGTAGACCCTTGTTTTATCTGGTCTGAGCCGATCCTGGCTCACCTGCTGCTGTCCCAGGACAGCGGGGAACCGATATGGCTCGGCGGAGAAAAGGGCACAGGCAAGACCCAGACCGCACAACAATGGGCCGCTCGCACTGGCCGAGGGTTTACCCGAATCAATTTCTCGAAATACACCAGCCCCGACGATTACATAGGCGCAACAGGATTAGATAACGGGAAAACAATATTCCAGCCACAGGCATTTTTGAAAGCCTATAGCTGCCCCTCAAGCGTTATTTTGCTTGATGAAATAACCAATGCGGACCAAGGAAACTTAGCGATTCTTAACGGACTGTTGGAAGTCAACGCAGCCGTCAACATCGGCGGCACGGTCTGGCGCAAGGCTCCCGGTGTCATGGTCATGGCCGCTGACAACACGCTGACAGCCGGAGACGACAGTGGACGGTATGCCGGTACCCGCCCGATGAATCCCGCCCTGGCCGATAGGTTTTCCCGTGTCGTGCCGTTTAAATATCTGCCGCTCGAGCAGGAAGTGGAGGCGGTGGTGCGGCACACCGCTTGCAATCCTGCCCTGGCCCGACACATCCTTGCAGCCGTCACGCTTTGCCGTGCTGGTGTTGACGCCGGTGATGTAGTTGACGCCCCCTCGATCCGCTCTGTCGTGGCCTACATCAGAGCACTGCGCTTGCTGTCCCCCGCCGATGCTTGGTTGTCGACGATAGCCAGCCGCCAGCCGATAGAGGGCCAAGCCGCCCTTGAGGCTATCCGCATCGCTTCGCTTGACGAAACCCTGATACTCAAATTGCTCGGAGAATGAAAATGCACGGTTTAGAGAAAATGCTGGGCCGCTCGACAATCGAAGGCTGGCAAATGCGAGCCGGTATAGAAGTGTTCGCCAAGCACTGCGCCGACGCCCTCGGACTGTCCGGTATCAGGGTCACATGGACCCGCAACACCGAAACCGCCGCTATCTCTCAGGGCGGCGACCTGTACCTGAGCAACGTCCGGGACAGCGCACGCATCGCCCGCCCGCTGTTTATCCGATATGTCGGGTTTGTGGTGCACGAACTGCTACATCGCCGGTATACCGACTGGAGCGCTGGCCGCAACTGTACCGGCGCGTTTTTGGCAGCAATGCACAACGCCGTCGAAGATGTTTGGATCGAAAGAGCCGGCATCCGGGACGGGTTTGTGGGCAATATATCCGGCGTGCTGACCGACCTGATAACCGGCATGGTGGTCGAAGCCCTGGCCGCTGTCAGTGACTGGACCGATCCGAAACAATACCCGTTTGTGATGGCTGTCCACGGTAGACGCTATGCCCCGCCGATACCCATGGCCGACGGCCTGCGGAAAATATTTGACGAAGCCAGTACGCGGATCGACGCTTG